AGCGAGGCCGCTACGGCCTTGACTACACCAACTCTATTGACGATCTCACATGATGTGAGGCGTATTAATGGAATTGACGTTTACGGGCACCTTGCCCGTTTGACGCGCACGTACACCGATGATAATGGTGCACATGAGTGTAGTGTCTCCTTCGTACTCAAAGTACCGCAAGGAGTTACTGCGTGTGATTCAGCCGAGGTACTCGATTTGATCGGGTCCATGGTTGACTTCACTCAGAATTCTGGTAACATTACCAAATTTCTGAACCGCGAGTCGTAGTAGTGTACTACGATCTTGAGGAGGTGTCGAGTTAAAGTAATAGCTAGCCCATGTGGGGTCGCTACCAAATAACAAGAACCTTAAGGGGTCTTTGAACTGTGCTTTGAGATTAACATCATTTAATGTTTGTTTCTCATTAGCCCGCTCTTAGACCTCTCCTCACCGTACCAATGCTCCCATAAGGAGCCTGGGTTACAGCCATCAGAGGATGGAAGTGCCGTATATAAGCTAGGAGACCACCCTTATGGATGATCAGAATAGCCTGGTTGAGTTTTATCTCAACCTATACCTGCACCTCCACACTGATGTGGTGGGTGCTCATGCTAGTGTTCGCAAAATCGATTACGTACGCGACCAAGAAGAAATTCGAGGCCGTGTACGCTCCGAGGGGTTGGGTTTTCTCACGAAAACTCTTCCCCGACTTGGCAAAGCTATTGACAAAAGCTTAGCCACTGGAGCGAGGTTGCAATTCCGCTCCTTCAAAAGAAGGAAAGGAACAGAACTTCCGGCTTACTGCTGGGAGCTCTTCAACCAAGTATTTGATATTGCGGGCCGGGAACGCAGCGATGCGTGCCCCTGGGCCCTAAAACAACTGAGACAACTCTGTTTTGTCTTATACAAACTAGAATTGCCCTATGACCTTGCGACAGCTGAAGCTTCTATTGAAGCTTTCAAAAAGGTGGACGCTGAACTATCTTTCGATAGCGAAGCGCTCACCGCTGACGAAGTGGCTATCGCTGAACATGCTCGCACTATTGTGCAGCGTGTTCTTAGCGGTATTTGTCCTCTGGATATTATTCCACGACATGGACCTGGCGCAGTATCTACTGGAGAGAGAAATGATAGAAAGCGATATTTTTCGCGATTTATCAGATCGATTGATCGAGTATATCCCTATACGGAATATTACTTCTTCAACCTTTCCCATGTAGCTGACCGAGTCGACCACTTACAAACCCTTGAGCCTTTGGAGGCCGGCACCGCTAAAGTGGTGCTGGTCCCAAAGGACTCTCGGGGGCCAAGGATCATATCATGTGAACCGCTGGAGAACCAGTGGATTCAACAAGGTCAGATGCGATTAATAACGCC